CCACCAGTATTAGCAGCCATGACAGTCGAGTTTGCGGAACCATCGTAAGCCAGCACGGTCACGTTAGCCGACGGGAACATCACATAGATGCCAGCCGGGATAACGGTGCCATTGCCAGTCGATACGGCGGTGACGGTAACAGTCTGGAAGTAGGCACCCGGAGTGTTGCTCTGAGCGCCAGCCAGAATGATTTTATTAGTAGCAAGAGACATGATTTCCTCCTTACAGGCTCAAAGAGTTGTAGCCCGTAATCTTCGTCATGGCTTTCGGCTTGGTGTTTACCAATTCTGCAATCATCAGAACTGCACCAACGTAGCCAATCTGGAAGTTCGGAAGTGTGGACTCGAAGCCAGTGAAGGCGAACGATGCCTGCTCATGGATGTAGAGCGAGAGATAGTTCGTGTTCAGCAGGTAGAGCGTACCTTCCGGGCAATACGGGTCTGGATAGATTGGCACACCAGCAACCATCAGGGCGCGGAAAGCAGCCTGTGGGCCATTGGCGTCACCATCAAAGCCGGAGCCGGGAGTGATCATGTAGTTTTCTTGGCCTACATAATCCTGTGCCAGCAGTGTCCAAGTACCGAAGCCGCAAACGCCGAAGGTTGGAACCTCTGCGCCATTCTTCACGGTGCCGGAAATGTATTGCAGTACGTTTTGACGGGTCGGGTTGACCGAGCCAGCAGCGTATTGCTTGGATTTCCACCATGTGTTTGTGCTACGGTTGATGTTACCGTAGGTTGCGGTGCCAGTACCATCATCCACTGCCGCAGGCAGACCGATGAATTGCTGGTTGTTCGTGGTGTTGGTGTATAGCGCGGTTGCCATCGAATCCATCATCACGTTAGTCGCGTCGTTCATACGCGCTTCGATCAGAGGAATGATTGCGTAGTCTTGCTGTACGGCACCTTCCATACCGAGGAACGGTACGGGAGAAACCAGTAGCTTCAGGTTAAATTCAGCTTGGTAAGCACCTTGCTGAACGGAAGGCTGCGCGAACGAACCTGAATAGTCCGACCACTGAGCATTCACGAATTGGGAACCCTGAACTGGAACCGATACAGACGACACACCGCCGGAGGCAGTCTGCGAGTTTGCAATCAGTGCCGCCATCAGGGGCGTTGAATTGTAGATTTGTACGACCAACTTCGGGATAAATGCCCGACGAGTGACGTAGGTCAACTCGTTGTACTGATTAGTACCCGAAGCCGGAAGAATGCCGCCACCAATAGGCATAATTTACCTCCGAAGTTTAAAAATAGCCCCTTACAAACCGATTGGCTTTGGATTCTTGCGTAATTCAGCCAAAGCCGCCGCTGCGTTTTCACGCGCAGCAGCTACCGGATTCTTCATATAACCCTTCACATCCATGCGAGACATGACGGGTTGTGGATAACCGGGTGTCGGCACTGCCGATTGCTTCATGTGACGCCAGTAATCAGCGGCAGTTTCATGATTAGCAATGCCTTTTTCGGTCATCAGTTTCTCAATTTCAAGAATGTCATCATCAGACTGAGCATAACCACTCTCTTTGAGTTTGCTACGGCGGCGATTGAGTTCATCACGCACCTCACGCGCACGCAACTGCTTCTCAAGATCAGCCACACGCTGCTCGGACGCCGAAACACGCTGGTTGACCACCTCTTCCATCTCCAATTCCGGCACAGGCAGGTCAGGATTGACCTCTTTTGCCAGTTTCAAAAAGGATTTGCGTGTTTTTGGGTCTTCCGATAGGCGTTTTGAGAGCGCAGCAAGCTCTTCAATTGCTTCGGGAGAGTAATTTTCCAGACTCATGATTAGCCCCTTGTGTTAATTAGTAAACTTTCTTGGTGTCGCCCGGCTTGCTCATGGTCATGGCGTTGCGCTTACCAGTCTTCGACGGGTTCGACAGGCCACCCATTTCTGCGAAACGAGGCGTGTTGTAAATTTGACCATTCATCTGCGAGTTGTCAGTCGGGCGGCGAACGGTCATTGCACCCTTTGGCTTAAAAAGTTCCATGATTGCTCCTTAAATTGGAAGTGGTGGTGCGGTAGTTCCCGCGATAGGCGCTGACATTGCTTCTCTCTGCCCCGGCGTAGCGCCACCCGCTTGTGGTAGAGACTGAATCATCTGGATGATTTCAGAAGGCATCAAGCGACGCGAATCAGACTCGCGCTCACCAAAGCGGCGCGTAATCTCAGCGATCACTTTCTCAATGGTTTTGGATTCTTCCGAACCCATGTCGAAGGCGGCTAGTGCTTGTTGCATCATGTCTAGCGCCATCATGATGTTTAGTCGCGCAGATTCTTCTTCACCGCGCTTTGGCTCTGGCGTACTCATCGGACTCGCCATTGGCGCAGTCGATTCCTCCTGCTCAAACGCAGGCGGGGTGGCGGGTTCGCCTCCCATTCCTTGATCAGCCTTCATCAAGTCCATCATGTCCTGTGTTTTCACAGCCATTTGGCACTCCTATGTTGCGCGAACGATAGATATAAATTAACTATCGCGTCAACTAAAAAAAGGGGCAAAATGTTGCCCGTTGCTATTTTACTATCGTCCGGTGCTTCTACTGCCAGTATTTCGGGTGGCAGTCTTGAAGGCGTTACGGTTAAAGCTCATCGACGGTGGTTGTCTTGTCGATTGAATATCACGCTGCGTCATGCGGGGCTGATCCCCGCTTTTGACCATTGACTGTGAGTTCATTGCGCCTGATCTTTGATCCATTACACGGCCCTCAGTTGTGGTTGTTCGGGTTGCTCTGGTGCGCCACCTTCCGGTGCGGCAGGGGGCTGCATCATTTGCTGCATTGCTGCGGCAGCTTCCATTGCCTTGACCTCTTCCACCAGTCGATCCTTCATTGGCGGCTCGACCATCTCCAGCAAGCTGGCCTTACCAATTGCGCCAGCGCTGAATAGGTTGAACGCCAAGTCTCTGGCGTCTTCCATGAAGATTGGCGAGTTGGAATGCGCATCGACTTTGACAACAAAGTCTTCCGTAAACTGGGCGGCAATAAATTCGTTGCCATCTTCATCACGGTAGCGCGTATCGTCATAGACCATCATCATCTTCAGATACAGCGTTGCAATTTTCTCAAGACTGTCTTCAATGGTCAATGCGCGTTTCTTAGCGCGGGAAGAACCCAGTCGTGCAAGTTGGCTGGCATGGCCTTGGCTACGAACGCCAGTTTCGCCACGACCTGATAGCACACTGGTAATGCCAGAGGCTTCAGCAAACATGGCGTCAATCTCACCGAGTTCACGGAACAAGTCGTTCGGGATATTTGGCGTGAACTCTTCTACCTTGGCGTTAGGCATATCGGACGCCACCATGCCGTTGGCACGATTAAGCGCAAACATCTTTTCATCCAAGATACCTTGGAAGCCGATAAATGCCTTGGGTGGGTTGACTTGCTTATCCAGCAATTCGAGTATCTGTCCGGTGCGTTTATTACGCATCTCTTGCAGGAACACAAGACGCTGCACTTCAGACTGACCATAGTAGTAATCATATTGAGGCGACGGGCAGATTTGTACGAACGGCTGCTCACCTTGCAAGAATAGACTTTTAGAACCACGATCATAAATCACGATGTCTGGATCAGCGATGGTGACGCAGACGTAATCATCAATCTTATCGTCGTATATCCAAAGCTCCCGCATCTTGACGGTAGGCTCTGCAATCTGTGGCGTGTACGTCATGTTGCCAGCCAGATTCATTTGCACGTTACCGTAAATCGTCGGATCAACCGCAGAAGTCACTAAGCGCTCAACGCCTTCGGGGTACTTCTTGGTTTGTTGTTCAGCTAACGCGATGCGACTTAGGATTTCGTCACGTTTTTCATGTGAGTACAGGCGTGAGTAGAGTTCCGATTTAGTCATGTAGAACTCTTGCACCATTGCCTCTTGGCGGTCGGTGTAGGGTGTGTCTTCGCGTAGTACGCCAAACACGCCGGGTTCCACCAAGTATGGGTGGATACCATTGCGCCAGATTAGTTTGACAAAGGTGGAGTTGTAGCAAAACGCCCAGTTCAGTGCGGCACCAAACACTTGGTCTGCGTTACTGGCAGTCCAGTAATCGTGCAATGCTTTGGTCAGTGCAGGTATTTTCTTTTTGAACACTTCAGGTACAGACGCGCCCATCTTGATCGAGAAACGCGTGGTGTCTGCCGAGTACATAAAGGCAGACAGTTGATCAATGTGCGGATAGATTTTATTGAAGTGTGCAGGCGGTGAGTTTTGATCAGCGCCGAATAGGTAGTACGAACGCAGTGTGGAGTATTGTGCTTGGCGCTCACCTTGAGACACCAGACACTTGTTCATGATGTCAACATAGAACGCTTGGCGATCAACTGGGTTTTCAGGAATTCTCATTTGATCTGTAAGTTCTCATGGTCGGCAATGTAAGACCCAACTTTCGGGCCACTCAAATTCGTACCCGCTTGCTTGACCGCCTGCATTCCTGATACTGACTCACCCGCAATCGAGTTAAGGTTGTAGCCACCCACTTCCGCAGGCGATCCCCAACGGGGTGCGAACGGATTATTAGGCGTGGCATGGCGCGGCGGTTGCGCCTCACCTTCTCTGGTCGATTTAATATCGCTCATCTTGAAGTCTAGCGCAAGTTGTTTTAGCGTTTTGTCATTATGTTTCGTTGCATCACTGGCAATTCCGACAGGTTGCAAGAACACCAACTGCACATCGGTGCAGCCGGAAGGACACACTGCCTGCCGACTTTCAAAGTAGCCATGCACCGGACACTTGTAATCATGTAATACACTCATGTTAGCCCCTCACTTCTTTAACAAATGTGGTTTTGTATAGTCGTACTTGTTAATAGGTTTAACGGACAAGCCGATTTTTCCGTTATTCATCTCTAGCGTGTAGCCGCGTTTTAGCGTTTTGCCGAAATCTTTGGGTGGGTGGTAGTCCAGCTTCATCCGGCCTGCAATATCCATCCTCATTCCGGCCTCGCCGTTCTCCAAAGCCAGCAAAGCCTTGGAAATACGGCGCTGAGTAGTCTCAGAAACAGGCATTTTTAGCTCAAAAAAGGCCTTTTTCATGTTCCGATAGTCCACCCCTGCCAGCTTCGCAAATTCAGCCATTGAGTAGCCTCTTTTGCGATTTAGCCGCATATTGTGCAGTCTTAGCTTGATTTCAGTGATGGAAAGTACCGTAATCATCAAAAACCCAGTGCTTTTAGGTAATTTGACACCTGTTTTTGCACCTGCACCTGCCCACCATGCTCATTTTCGTCGGTTTTGGACTCTTTTTTGTCCTTAGTCACCCGGTTGGCGATCAATTTGGGCTGTAATTGCTCGGCAAAAGCGGCTGTCGCCAGTGCGGAAGCGATCACACGGTCATCTTTTGACCTGCCAGCAGCGGCAATCGTGCCACCTTCGCGCACAATCCCCTTCATTTCGTCAATGCACTCTTCCGAATACACCTTTAGCATCCCGCGCTCAAAGTAATCCTTCAGGTAATTCAGCATTCGCTCCTTACTTGAATGCGTTGTCACCCAACCAATACTGTTGCTAATGCCGAAACTGTCGTTTCTCCGCCATAGGTAGTGCTGCATATTGCCTAAAACGTCGTTTAGGTGTCGGGCTTCCGACGGTGGCAACGACATGGCCTGCCTTCTTAGGTTGCGCATCTCGTTAATTACGGCCTGACCGGGGCCGTTGACCTCCAAGTTTAAGAGGGAATTGCCATAGGCACCTGCCAAATAGCAAATCACCCAAGCAAACTGGAAGGTATTTAACTCGGAAGTCGCAAACTCTGCCACCTGATCCATGCCATCGGCATAGCAGCGGTACACCTGAATGCAAAATCTATCTGCCCAATCTGACGATCCATAGGCAGGATCAGCGCCCACAACGTAGTAGGCGTTGGGTACGGGTTCTTCCCAAATCTTTAAGGTCGCTAATCGTTCGCTACTTTGGATTAGCGTGGTGTCTTGGAAGTTGGCACCCATGCTAAAGCGGTAGGAAATGAAGGGTGAGCGCTTGGCTTCCTTCATGGCGTCGGTACAACGGGCGGTAGAGAAGAAGGAGGTTCCCGTCATCACAAAGGCGTAGTCCTCTGTGGGTGGGAATTCCTGATACATCAGGCCATCGTCTTTCAAACCTTCATGCAGCTTCCAGCGCCACCAAGCAATCTGCCGAGAGTTGATCTCGTAGTTGTACATCTTCTTGATGTCTTTCGTCCATTCCTTCTCTTCGGGCGACAGCTTGCCATCCCAGTACACCTTGTAGATGTCTGACTTGGGATCAGCCATATACAACTGGTTACGCCACCAGCCACAGAAGATGGCTTTCTGTGTTCGCGCACGTTTGGCAGTAGTCCACATATCGTGGAACATATTGAAGCCTCGCGCCGTACTCTCGAACATATAGTAGCGAAGCGGGTTGGTTTCAGCCAAAGATGCAAGCAGAGAAGCCAAGCCTTCCTCGTCGCCCCATGAAGACGTTTCCGTGCCATGCAAGAAGGTAATGCCCTTGCCTCGACCCAATCCACCTTTGGCTCTTGTGCCTGCCACCTGATAAAACATCCGACTTCTATTTTGCAGTACCAACTGATTGCGGTTATGGCTCATCAGCGGAATCTTGTACTGCTTGGGCAGACCATCCATGTACATCGACAACGTACTTCTGAACTGTTCTCGGTTCTCTTCGGTGTCCGTTGTTAGTGTTCCCTGCATACCGGGATGGATAAAGTGCCAGTAAAGGTCGAGCGCCAAGGAGATGGTGGTGATACCAAGCTGACGTCCTTTCAGTACGACAAAGAAATGGATGTCATCTTTCAGACCACGCGCCACTTCATCCATGACATAGGTTTGGGTGCCAAGCAGTCGCTCACCCAAGGTGATCATGCCTTGTTCTTTGGACTCAATCCTTAACTGGCGGCAAAAGCGGTAGAAGTTCTTGCGATCAAACTGCATGGATGGTGTATCCGTAGTGCTGCTCGAACATGGCTTTGGCCTGCACTTCACCCATAATCTGTTGCATCTGCTCGTCCGTCAGTTTCCACAGCATCTCGCCGTTGGAAAGCAACTGCCTAAACCGACTGTGATGACCAAATATCTTGGTCGAGTTCATGCCATTATGAATCGGGCCAAAGTGTTCAAAAGCAAAATACTTAGCTACCTCATCGGGCGCATACTTCATCCCCACCTTTTCCAAGGCAGGACGCAAGAAGCAAGACAACTGCACATCCTCGTTATTCAGAATGTCCTCTTTGAAGTAGCGGCGCATGATGCCATGCTTGGTTGGTGCTTCCAAAAACTTCTTACTACGCAAACTAAACCCACCGTTTTGCACAATCAAGGCACCCTTGTAGTCCTTGTTATCAATGCACCACTGATACATGGTGGAGAACTCACCATTGGGCAGCAAGGCTGCATGAGTAGGCGCACCCACATAGTCATAGTCAAACCACTCATTGCGCCAGTTCTTTGCATCCAACGCCCAACCATCGTGCTGCACGATCAAGGCATACTCAGTGTCGATGTAGTTATGCAGGCTGTACATCACAAACTCGGAGTAGCCGTGATAGTCCAAGGGTGCGGAAATAATCTTTTGTTCGACAAAGGTGATGTCTAACTCGGTATTGGTAATCAACAACGACTTGCAGCCGGGTAATGCTTCAGCAGTCTTTCTCAATGCTGGCAAGGCCACCTTTCCCCGACCATCACCATAGATTGCAACGACCGTTATATCTTTAAAACTTCTTTGTTTTACGTCGCTCATTCTCAAACCCCTCTAAGTTCCAATTAGCAATCCTGTACCGCGCCTCGTAGTCTTTAGCCACAGCCAGCAACTCTTTCACCACTTCAGGTCGAAACGCCTCTTTCCAACCGGCAACCAAAGCACGCTTGGCAGCAGGCGTTGATGCGGCTATCGCTTTCCTCATCTGATCCCGCAAGACAGTGCGCGACAACAACAGCTCCTCCTTGTAGCGGTCAGTTTGTTGCATTGATATTTTCCCAAGCCTCTGCCGCCTTCTTCAAAGCATAGCCAACTGCTTCACGGCTACGCTCATCATCAGCAACATCCAACACGGTAAATTCAAAATGACCATCCCAGTGATGAGTAATTACAACTGTGTAAGTTACCGGCTGACGTTTTTTTGACAGGTCAATGATTGTCATAGAAACCTTCCCGTCCAACCGCGCCAAGCGGTATGGTCTAAATACGCTGCCTTATTCCCAGACCGCCACTTTTCCCCATCCCATTCCAACATGACAGCCAAAGCATCTGAACCAACAATGTACAAGCCTTTATGAACCGGCTTAATGTCAGCAGGAAACCAAGGCGTTGCCTCACACCGTAATACGTTACCAGCGGCATAAACATTCACGATTGCTGTATTAGCCATCTTGTTTATCTGCCTTTTGCGCCAAAGCCTTGATCTCACGAATCTCCATCCCAAACGCATCATGTACCGCCAAAATAAAATTAGCTGTCACCTCGGCATGACCATGCCTAATCTTACTTAGCACCGGAGAACGTACCTCCAACTCAATCGCCAACTCCCGATCACTCCTCAAATCAAACCGATCCAGCAAGTAATCCAACAACCGATGCGGTTTCCTATTCCAATCCATCTTCTCTTTCATTAGAGCCTCCCTATTCAATCCGCCATACCCGAATACCGTCACCTTCCCGACGGCACACAAACTTCCTCTCCAACCGCTTACCCCGAATCCGGTTGTAATTACACAAAACATTCATATTCCCACCCGGCACAAAGAAACTCTCACCCACCTGCAAAGCCTCATGCGGATAGTTGTGCTTCACCTTCACCTCCGGCATCGGTACACCAGTCTCTATTTCATACATTCGCACCTCCGTTAATACAGTAAACCAACTGTAGCATAAATCGGAAAAAGGAAAACCCTTTTTTCCTTGGGGCGGGGAGGGAAATAGGGCGCGCAACCACGGAGGGTCAAGACCCATCGCATTGACACAAAGATAACCGACCAATCCCTATCGCCTGACCATGCCCGATAGAGTTGACCTATGCCATTGTCATAACGTCAATTGCATCAATGGCACCATTGACCCTTTGGCAATTGACCAATAGACAATATTGCATAAGAAATAACCCTATTGCCCCATGTTAATAAATATGCAAGGGAGCGGGGATTGACAATATATCAATAGTTACCCAAACGACAATCCCTAATAGATTGCATATATCCCTATATACAAGCCGATAGAAAAATATATGCCTATATATATATAGGTAGCCCTTGAGTTAATTCATACACTCATCTATATTTACACCTATGCACTCAGTGCATATTCCTAAACTTATCAGGGGTTAATCATGAAGCTAGATATAGCGCAGCAAATTACCGACAGAATCATTTCCGAGCTAGAAAAAGGCGCTACGCCGTGGGTGAAGCCGTGGCGGTATCTCAAGGGGCAGGCAGGGCAGGGTATGCCCTTCAATCCGGCTTCTGGCACTGTTTACAGGGGTATCAATCACTTTTGGCTATCAATGCAGCCTTTCGCTATTCCGTACTTTGTGACCTTTAAACAGGCGCAACAGCTTGGCGGCACTGTCTTAGCAGACCAAAAAGGCACTCCGGTTGTCTATTGGAATGTTCACCGCAAGGAAACTATTGGCGACAAAGGCGAATCAGTCACTTCCGCCTATGCTTTTATCAAGCATTACTATGTTTTTAACATTGAACAATGTTCCGGCATTGAATTGCCTGCAATGCCCGAGATACCAGCGGTTGACTGGAACCCTTGCGAACAGGCCGATCAAATAGTTAATCGCTTGCAACTATCTGGTGGCTTAACGCACGCAGGCGATTCTGCATACTATCGGCCTAGTACCGATGCAATCGTGATGCCTCCACAAGCGGCATTTGATTCTCGCGAGAACTATTACGCCACTTTGCTACACGAATCAGTACACGCAAGCGGACACGAAAAGCGATTAAAGCGAATCACTCCAGCTAGGTTTGGCAGTGAAAATTATGCTTTTGAAGAATTGGTTGCCGAATTGGGTGCGGCGATGCTTTGCGCAAAATGCGGCATTGATGGCGATTTAAGGCACGCTGGATACATTGAGAATTGGCTTCAGGCGTTGCGCAATGATAAGAAATTCATTCTTTCAGCGGCAGCTAAAGCACAAAACGCACTGGATTATCTAACTGGTAGCCAAGCTGATGAGCATGGCGAAATCACTGAAGCAATAGCCGCCTAAAACTCGACTGTATGCGTCTTTGGGGCGCATACGGGCGTGTTTTAACGCCATTTCCTAACCTACTAAGGGGTAATCATGAAACAAGGCTATAAATTCTACTTTCAGGATGAACCACAGTTTTGCAGCCATATTTCCAATCGGAAATATCTTGCAAACAAGTTGCGCTGGTATCGCGCCAATCGTGCCAAGTATCGCGTCACAAAAACGCCGATTGGCTATCAGGTAACAGTCCGAAATAACGGTTCAATCGGTATCTTTGAGCGATTCTAATGGGGCAACTATGAAAAAGCTTGGCGAACAATTCGACGAAAAAATGGAACAAGGGGGCGTTTTCTTTTATGCAATGGCCCTAGTAATTTGCTTTGCGGTTTACTTGCTTTTAACCCTTGCCATGCTAATTATCTGATAACAATCTACCCTTACCGATTAAGCCCCTTTTAGGGGCTTTTTCTTTTCTACCCTCATCCTACTATTCCCTAAACTTTTGAAGCCCTCAGAAGCCCTAAAACAGGCCTCAAAATCGATTCTTTGCAGCTACCACATTCTCGCTTGCCACCAGACCCCTATGCAAAACTCAACCCTAGCTTGTTTGGCAACAAATGCAGGTTCATTCCTTTGACATTTGAATCTTCAAAAAAAAATAGATTTCATGTTTCCAAATTGACACGCGCCTACCTATATGTATAGGAACCGTATAGATTTAGAAACCGTATAGGATAGTAAACGTATAGTCTTAGTAAACGACTTTTCCTATAAGTTTTGAGAGATAGATGTTTTAACAACTGACCCACGTAGATCAATTATAACCATTGCCCCTATAGCTATAGTTACCGTATAGCTATAGTAACCGTATATATAT